AAATTATTTAGGATGAGTATACACCAAAGAGAGTGTGAATTTCATCATGGAAGTATGTGTATGTATGAATATGAGAGTACGGTACCCGGTGTAGGACCTTTTAGGAGATGTATTAAACATTTTGATTCTAAAGATTTATTATTAGCAAGTATCTATGCAGAGTGTATAAGTAAGTATGTTATGAAGGATCATAAGGTGGTAGCTCGTCGTAATCACCATTATGAAGCCTATTTGAACTTTTATCGTAGATATTTTACATCAAAGAGTGCTATAAGTATAAGACCAGTTACAAAGCAAGGAAATCCTATAGTTGAAACAAATATATATCCAGCAACATTTATTCGTAAGATTGTCTCGCAGTTAAGTAAAGAGTATATTGCTCAAGCAGCACAAACTCTTTGCTATACTCCAGGTACGTTGGCTCATCGATGTATAGAGGTTTTGAATTGGGAAAAGATAGTATATGAGTCTTATACTGCAGCCATGGATTTTAAAGGTAATCCAGTTGGCAATGCTCTTCCACGAGTTTTTTTTTCTACTAATAACATGACATGTGTTAAACAGATGAAAATGTTGGAAGGATTTAGTCATAATACAGCGCGTAGAGGGGAGTCTTTTATGAGAATAAGAAAATTATTACCCGGAGCGTTGCAGGCTATGCATTCAAGTTTGAATACCGACAAGTTTGTTGGTACAGTCCGAGTACAATGGGACCCTAGGGAAGTTTTGAAATGGGTGAATTTGAGTACAGGAGGAGGACTTACTATTGGTAATTCAGGTAAGTTTTCTATAAATGGTGTAGAATATGTAGTGCATGATACAGGAAAGAAGGTTTTTCTTATAGAATCTTCGATCCGAGCTGTCCATAAGTTTATAATTGCAGTTTTAAAAGGACAGGATGCTAAGTTATTAGATTTAGAGATAATGCGAGAGAAGCAAGAATGGCGTAAAGCTGCTGCATTTTCAGAAGAGGATTTGAAGAAGCTCATGGAGAAATTGCGTGAGTTCTTTTGTCCTTCACTTAATATGATTATATTTTCAGATTTCTTGATGAGAGATAGACGAAAAATTGAAACTGGCAATGTAATTCGTATTGGGATGGGGTTTAACTGGGGAGGTGCTTGGCAGTTGGCTAAATATTTACATTATGATGATGATAATTTTTTTTGGGTAGATGGAGATGTGTCTCAGTTAGATAAAAATATACAAGATTGGATGTTAATGCTTTATATAGCGTGTGGTTCTAGATATTATGCCTGGCAAGATTTTGATGAAGAGGCAAAAAAAAAATAGAGTATTTTGTGAAAACTTTAATGTATAAGATAAGTCACAAGATAGTTTTGCATTTAGGTGGGTTCTGGCAATTTATGAGAGGTGTTATGCACTCAGGAGGGAAGGATACTTCTCATGGGGATAGTTGGATTATGGCTTTGATGTTTTATTTATATTGTATGGATGTCATAGATCGAAATCCTCATTTGTCGGACATAATCATGCATTGTTTAGTAATGGGTATCATTGTAATAGTAGTTTATGGAGATGATCATGTATGGGCGAGTTTGAAAGTGTTGAGACCCTATATGAATGCTAAAGGGTGGGTAGATTTCTTGGCTCGAGTATGTCATATGACGTTACGAGGGGCTAAGGAGTATGATAAGTTTTTATCAACTGTTAATTTGGTGACGGGAACTTATGTTTATCAAGGAGTAGTTTTTTTGAAAAGAAGATTTATTGCCAGTTTTATTGAGGGCAGTGCTCCAGTCCTACCTTTTAAAGAGATAAATGAAACGATGATTAATTTGTTTTTGAAAGAACAGGACGCGGATATGATTGATTATTTTTTATCCTGTATTGGACAAATGTATGATACAATGGGAACTAATGTTGTAGCTTATCAATATGTTTATCGGTTTTTTGATATAATAAAAAATTATTATGCACTTATTAATCCTCAGGATGCGTTGCAGGCGGCGTTGGATGATCCAGAGCGTCGTGTTAAAGTTATGAAATATATGAGACGTGTTCATATGAAGGATACAGATATTTTGAAGTCAGTACCTACGCTTCGTAAGCTTCAGAGTTGGCATGTTTATGATGCTGAGAAATGTCGTTATGGAGGTAGGTTAGATGAGGATTATTTTGAGTTTGCGTTTTAATGGCGGCAGATTGACTCGCTTAGTTTAATAGGTGGAATGAGTCCCACGGCCAAAAAA